TTTTGGCTTCAATATTAGAAAAAGATTTAAGAAAGAAAAACGACGAGGAAGAATGGGATGATGCACCATCATTCGTAACCTCATATACATTCTAAATAAATTAATAAATAATAGAACCACCCAACAAATAATAAATAACAAGGAGGTGAAAACAATTTGCCTAAAAAGAAAGAAAAGACAACAATTTCAGTAGAAGTAGCTAATGAGATATTAGATTCATCTCAACCAATAACATTAGTTCCAACAGAGAATAATGAATATAAAGTTTTTGCTACTACTCATATAAAAGATGATAATGAATTAGATTTTGAACAAGCTTCTTATAATTTCAGTACAGATAAACATTTAATAGATAAAATTGTTAATAATAACAATGCTTCATATAATGTTACTCCTGAAGAATTAAATAATTTAGCACAAGGAACTCAAAATGATATTAATAAGGTTATAAAAATTAATGAACTAATTAAGTATTATGCTAACAAAAATGATTTAGTTGGAATTGTAATAGGAACAATTGAGAACAATGTAAACACTAATTTTAAAATATCATTCCCTAAACTACCTGAAAACATTAAGAAGAAAAATAAATTAAAAGAGAAAGTAGATATTTTATTAACAAATTTTATTGATAATGTAGATTTAAAATCTCAAATAAGAAAAGAAGGAATGTCTACTTTTTCTCAAGGTACATATTTTACTTATTTAAGAAATAATGATGATGGAACGTATGGTGTGTCAACATACCCATTGGGATTAGTTGATTTTACAGATTATATTATAGACGGTGAACCGTTGTTATATATGGATATGATGAAATTACAAATGACATTACAAACAACATTAAATAAATATAATAAAGTTCAATCTAAATTTATTGATTTCTCAACAAAAGTAGAAGATGAAATAAAAAATAATTATCCACCAGAAGTATATGAGGCATATCAGAATAAGTATAAATGGGCTATACTAAATCCCAAAAGAACTGGTGTACATAGAATTAATCAATTAGATGGTATTTATGGAGTTTCACCAATATTCAAAGCATTAGGTGCATTATTAATGCTTGAAACAATTGATAATATTGATAGGGATAATATTATAGCAAGGTCTAAGAAGATTTTCTATCAAAAAACTAGAAAAGAATTAATGGGACAAAATTATGATAAAACTAAGAACTTTGCAGAATTAAAATATGCACAAGATGAATTAGTAAAAGCTATGAGTCAAAAAGTAGTTATTTATACATCTCCTGCTTATGTAGATGGTTTAGAAATAATAGAACCAAAGGCTGATTTGACAGACCAATCAGTTATATTAAGATATAAAAATCAAGTGTTGAATAGTTTAGGTATATCTTTTCTAAGTAATGAGTCTAAATCATCATTTAATACTGTGCAAGTATCGGTTGATGAATTATTGAAGACAGTTAATAAAATAGTATGTCAGTTTGAAAATACATTAAATAAATACATAAAATTGATTTGTATTGAAAATGGTATTGATACAAATTATATTCCTGTAATAAGTATTGAAAAATCTGAATTATTGGATGTTGAAACTAAATTAAAATTAGTGGAACTAATATATAGTAAGCTTGGATTTAGTTATAAGTCTGTATGCGAATTATTAGATATGGACTATAACACAGAAGTAGAAAGACGTAAAGAAGAGAATGAAAATGATATGGACTCAGTATTTATTCCACATTTGACTTCGTTCACAGCTTCTGATAGTGAGTCAGATATAATTACCAATGATAAGGGAGATTCTACGACAACTAATTCAAATGGTTCAGATAAAAATGTAAATTTAGATCAAAATGTTGATAATAAAGCTAGAAAAGACGGACAGAAATAAATTAATATATTTGAAGGGAGGTGAGGAAGAATAAATGGAAGATAATAATTTAATCTTAAATGGTGAATTGCTTGGACTTTCCTCAAATGAAGATGGTGATTTAGTTGCTAAATTCTTGATTTGTCCACTAGATGAATTAAATTTAAATGGTGTAGGATTACGAGAAGCAGATTTAACAGAAGATGAATTACTAGGACTAGCTACAAGACCAGTTCAGTGTAAAGTTATTGATAGAAATGGTACATTAGATTTTGGTGGTCATGAAGCAAAAGTTACATATATAAAAGATGAAAATGGTAACTTAGTCAAAAAATATGTATTTGATACTCAATCAGTTGGCTATCATACAGAAGTTTCAGTAGAAGATATTGAAATAGATGGAATAACTAAAAAGTGTATTGTTGCAATAGCTTTAATATGGGCTAGATATGAGAATGTAATTTCAGTTATCAATAGATTAGGAAATACATTGCATACAAGTTGGGAAATAGCTTTTAGTGAATATTATATGGACGATGGAGGTAAGTGGATAAAAGGATTACGATGGTTGGGAAATGCGTTGCTTGGAACACAAATTGCAAGTGCCTATAAAATCGCAGGATTACTTGAAGTAGCAGAAGAAAACCAAGAAGTTCAATTATCTGATGCAATCATTGAAGATAATAATAAATTAAATAATGAAAATATAACAGAAAATGAAGGAGGATTACAAATGTCAGAACAAAATAAAACAAATAAAATAGACTTATCATCTTTAACAACTAGAGATATATCTTCAAAAGTTAGAGATGCTATATGGGAGTCAGATATCTATGGGTGGGCATACGATGTTATGTTTATATATCCATTAGAAAGTAGGGTGTTAATCTATAAATATGATACTCTAGATGAAGATGTTACTGAGGTTAATTATTCTATAGATGAAAATACTGGGGTTGTAACATTGGGAGATGGTAGAGATGCTAAGTTAACAGTAATACCAACAGAAACAATGAATACTCAAATAGCACAATTAACTATTGCTAAAGAAAAAGCTGAAACAGAAGTATCTACATTAAAAGTTTCAATAGAAACTAAAGATACTGAAATTTCAGGATTAAAAGAAGTTATAACTTCTAAGGAAACTGAATTAAGTTCAAAAATTAGTTCTATTGTTGACTTAGGTAAAGACATTACTGTGAAAGAAACAGTTATAGCAGAGAAAGAAGAATTACTTCAAGCTAAAGAAACTGAAATTGCAGAATTACGACCTTTCAAAGCACAAATTGAAGAAATTAATGCTGAGAAAAATGCTTTAGAAATAGCTGAAAAGAAAGAATCTTTTAAAAATGAATATCTTTCAACTAAGTTAATTTCTGAAAAGGATTTGGAAATTTCAGAAGTTAAAGAAGCTATTGAAACAATGGATAATTCTAAAATGGAAATATTTATTGCTCAAAAAGTTATTGCTAATGCGAAAGCAGGTAAACCACAAGCTGAAATAGAAGTTTCAGAAGTCAAAGAACCAAAAATTGAAGTTAATTTAAGTTCAGCAAATAATGATAATAAAGAATTTAATTTTGCAGATTGCTGGAAATAAGAATATTAAGAAGTTTTAAATAGCTTCTTTTTTATTATATAAAAATAAATTAATAAATAAAAAATAATGAAAGTGAGGAAATATATTATGTTAAGAAATTTACAAACAAATGGAAATAGTTCTGCCAATGGTATGAATTCAGCAAAGGTTGATATGGTTAGGGGGTCTTTTGTAACAATAGATGAAGCTACAAAAACTTTTAATCTTGCAACAGGAATTGCAGGTGTAAAAATTATTGATAGGGGAACTAAATTAACTAAGGATTTAGCAATGGGTTATCCTATATCAGTATATGATACTGACCAAGATACAATTTTAACTGGTGAAAGAGGATACATGAATGAATTAGAAGGTAGATGGGCTACAACTCAATATGATTCAACAGTAAATGCTACTCTAACAGCAGGAAGTTATTTAACTGTATCTGCTGGTAAACTAGTTATTTCACCATCTAATGCAGTAACAATAATTAAATTCATCGGAATGATTCCAGATTGTGGACATACATTAGCTGGATTTGAAGTAGACGTAACAGCTAAACTAGCCTAATAAAAATTAAAAATAAATTAAAATAATGAAAGCGAGGAAATAGTAATGAATATAGAATTATCTAATTATGTTAAAAATAAAGGAACAATGTTTGAGTGGTCTCAAGCAGTAGTAAAGAAAGTGGAATTAACACCTGAACAAGTGGCAATATCTGAATCAGTAAATAAATTTGCCTTAGAAATCGCAAATAGTGGTATGGCAAATTTAGCTTTATCAGAATATTTAACAAGGGTGGTTCAAGAACAAGTATATAACGAACCATCTGAATTATTAGACACTATGTTTAATCAAGGTTCTATTGGTGAATTTGATGATTATGGTGCAGTTGGAGAATATAAGAATTATTTATTAGCACACGAAGTTTCTGAAAGAGGTGGAAGTGTTGATAAATCTTATGTAGATTTCAATAGATTTAAAATGGTACATACAAATCTACAAATTGAAACTGAATTAAGATATGACGAATTGAGAAGAAATGGAGCTTTAACAATTGCACAATTAACTCTTGATGCAATAGAAGCATTACAAAACAAGAAATTCCAATCAATTTTCTCTAACCTTAATTCATTATTAGTTGCAGGAGCAAATGTATTTGACGCAACAGGTGGATTAACTGTTCAATTAATGGATGATTTTGCTGGTTATGTAACCGACCATTCTTCAACAGGACAACAATTGATAAGTGGATTATCTACTGATTTAAGAGACATTAAGAATATGCCTGGATATACTGAGTTCTTATCTAATGAAATGAAGTCAGCTTTAAATATGGGAACTGGTATCCTTAATGTTTACAATAGTGTACCATTAGCTCAAATCAGTGCTGGTAAATTGCTTTCAAATGGAGATACATTAATTCCTGCCAAAACAATTTATGGATTCTCTGATAAAATTGGACAATGTGATATGAGAGGACAATTAAGAGTATTACAAACTCCAAATAACGCAAAAGAAGTAATTGAGTTAAAGTTCACTGGATATGAATTTATTTATGCAATAGATAAAATTGAAAAAGTTGCAAAAATAAAAGTAAAATAATAAATTAAAAGAAATAAAAAAGGGAAGAATATAGTTCTTCCCTTAAAATTTAAGGAGAGATAAACAATGATAAATAAAAAAGAAGAATTTGAAGTATTAAATTATTACGATTACCCTAGATATTTACCTAGTATGGATGGATTAGGATATAAAATTAATGGACAAACTGATGGTGATGCTGGATTTGAGTTTGTAACTTTTAATGATATAAGAACTGTAAATCAAAAATCTGAAGCATTTAGAAATGGAACTTTAGAATTTGCAGAAGATATTAAAGATGATTTATATAAAGAATTAAGAATAGATGTGAATAATAATAATTATTTTACTAGAAAATCTATTGAGGACATTATACTAGACCCAAATGATGATAAAATCACAAAAATAGTAAAGATAACAAGTAAAGATACAATTGATAATTTTAGAAGAATATTAGTCAAACTTACTAATGATAATGAATATGACATTAGTAATAGAGTTAGAGAATATATAGATGCAAGAGAATATGAATTATATCATAAAATTCCTGTTAGTAAATTACCTATTCCTAAAAGTAAAGTTTATAAACCAGTAGAGCAAGAACAAATAGAAACAGCAGTAGTTATAGAAGAAAAGGAAGAAGTAAAAGAGACTAAAGCAAAAGTTAAAAAGACTGTAGCTGAGTAAAGATAGGGAATAAAATCTCTATCTTTTTTATTTAAGAAAGGAGAAATAGAGAATGGTAAAAACACCCTATCAAGATATAATAATAAGATTTATAAAGAAAATTAAACAAGATGTTAAATTCTTTATGTATAATGGATTATCTCAAGAAGAAATAGAAAATATAGTAATGGAACGTTCACTAGAATTTTTAGATTCTGCTTGTGATGAGATTGAACCACAATTAGACCAATTAATATTGTCTAATAGAAATGACTCCTTAGAATGTTTTGATGAACAACTCACAAGAATAGAGATAGATACAATTTCAGATATGATGAAAGTTCTATATATGAGAGAACCATTATTAAAACTAAAAGAATTTCAAAAGTATCTTGGAAAAGATATTCAAGCATGGAGTCCTAACGATGAAAGAAAAACCTATTTAGAATTATTAACAGAAATTGAAAACAAAATGCAAGTGAAAATTGATAAATGTAATTCTATTGATAGAACTACAGGGAAGCCAAGGTCTTTATATGGATAATAGTTTAAGCAATGTAATCAATTATTGTAAAGTAGTTAACGGTTCTAAAGGGTTTAATAATACAAAAACACAATTATTAAGTGAAATGTCACAAGATTATAATGTTGGAAGAGAAAATGCTATTTACAGATTTGATGTATTAGTAAATTCAATTGACGGAAAAGATATATATCTTAACAATTCAGGAACGCCAATAATGGGTGTAATTGATGTAAAAAGACAACAAACTGCTGATACTGAAATGCAAGAAACTGTACAAGTATATCCTAATCAGATTAAACGTGGAGATTATTTGAAGTTTAAAGTAAATGATACTGATGAACTTCGAGATTATATAATAACTTCAAAAATAGAAAAGAAACATGGATATGATGAAGGTATATTTAAAGAGTGTAATCATAATTTGAAGTGGATGTATAAAGGCAATTTATATGATACACAAGTTATTATAAGTAATCAAACTAAATATACATTAGGAATTTCAACTATTGTAGCAGGCATTACTGAAGGAGATAGTAGATATGTAATTACTTTGCCATACAACTCTAAAACTCAAAATATTAAAGTTGGACAAAGATTTATATTTAATGCAAATGCTTGGAAAGTAACTCAAACAGACTTTGTAAGTGATGTAGGTTTATTGTCTATATTGCTCGGTCAAGATAGTATAAATAATGAAATAGACGATATAAAAGGGGAGATTGCTGGAGCATTCGCTGACAAACATACTTATACATATGATATTCAACCAAATATTAATGTAGAAAAAGATAAATCCATTAATGTAGTTTATAGTATCAAAGATGAAACAGGAAAAGAATTTGATTATTCATTAGTTACTGTTAAGAATACTAGTAATTTAATTCAAGTAGATAATAATAAAGGTGTAATTAGTATAAAAGGATTAGATATTGGTATAGGTTCTATTACATTTAGTGTACCTAGTGGTGAAGTTTCAAAAGATTTTATTATACCATTTGAAGTAAAAGCAGTTGTTGCTGATAAAATTGATTATAAAATTACTACAAGCAATGGATATACTTACAGAGTAAAAGAAGGTAGCCAAATTAGCGTAGATTTTATGCGAAATGGTGTGGTTGATAATACTAATTTAGTTATTGATTATACATTAGATTCTAATGGACAATCATTGCAAAATAAGAATGCTATATCTATAGTTAAGAAGAGTAATAATCAATTACAAATTCGTAATATGACAGTTACAACTGTTACATCATTTACATTAACTATAACAGATAAAGCTAATGGAACAACAATACTAACACAAGTTATATCTCTAAAGGGAGCGTGATAGTATGAGAATAAATAATAAATTAATAGAAAAAAGAGCAAATAAAAATACAATTTTATTGGGAGGTGATGGATAGATGAAAAAAGAATTAAATGAATTTCAAGATATAAAAAGCTTCATTCGTAATTTTATTATCGAGGATGAAGAATTATTTAAAACCATCTATTTTTCAGACTCTTCGCCCACGGAAAATGATTTACCAGACTCACCCTATGATATTTTTACAGCAAGTAGTTCTCATGGTTGTGTCTTATTTAGACGAAAGAATGATATTGTACAAAGTGAAGAAGGAGTAAATTTATTAATTTCAATGTATAGTGTACCTCATGGTAATTTTAATGAATACTCTGATACTTATATATTAATTTCATTGATATGTAAAGGGGTTAATGTTCAAGAACTTGAAGATGGTACTGATAGGTCGGCGTATATATCATATCTTATAGATAATAATCTAATTAAAGCAAATATAAATGGTTCTATTGTAAAAAAAGAAAGCTATAAACCTATTCCTCTTAATGAGGAAAATTCAGGATGGCAAAATATTTATTCTCTTGTTGGGTTTAGCTATGATTATTTAAATAATAAAAATATTCAAAAGCAACTAAGAGGTGATTTCTAATGAATATATCAACTGATGACCTCAAATACAGACTGGTTAGAGGATTAGAAATTCCTTATAATGATTTAATTATCAAACAACCTAAGATATCAGATATTGATAAATGGGGAATTAATTATTATTCTTCTATGACTTATCCATTTTGTATACAAAAAGAACATCTTCAATTATGGGATACTTTACAAGATGCTTTTAGTAATAAAAGTTTATTTCAATCATTATTTATTCAAGAAAAATATTATTTACGACAAGATGGAGTTATTAAACCTGAAAATTCTATAATTGCTTTATTGGCTACTTCTTTGTGTTTCTTCTTAGGAATTGATATAAGAGATATTGAAGTTTTAGATGATGAAAAAATAATAATAAATTATAAAAAAGAAGCATTAGATAAAGTGTTTAATATTCCATTTGAATTAAACAATACTAATTTTGAAGAATTTAGTGAATTGATTAGAATCATTACTTGGAATGAAAAATATAAAATAAAAAAAGAAGAAAATAAAAGAGTTATGTATGATGACCCTAATGTTCAAAAAATATATGAAGATTTATTAAAAGCTCATGATAAAGAAAAAGAGGAAGAAGAACAGAAAAATAATATTACTATATCAGATATTATCGGTGCTGTTAGCATTAATGAAAATACTAAGTACAAATTCAATGATATAGATGATTTGACTGTTTGGCAATTATTCTATTTGTCTAAATCAAGCTTTGATAGAGAAAACACAGATATAACAAAAAGGCAATATACATCTGGTAATTTTACTTTTGACAAACCACCAGATTTAAATTGGTTAGAAAAAGTAAGAATTAAGTTACCAAAAGAAACAAAACCAAATTAAACGAATGATTAAGTCTTATAGAAATATAAAGGCTTTTTTATTATATAAAATTAAACAAAATTAAAAGGAGGAATTAACAATATGAATATAATGGAAAGATTTGGGATATTAAATGCCTCAGATATCAGATTATTCAATAAAACCACTGACAAATTAATGTTAAAAATAATCCAAGCTAATGAAATTTCACTTGAGGTAAAAGCAGATTCTAAAAGTGCTTTAGAACAAGGAATTAAGGCAATTACTTGGAACTTGGCAAAAACTGGAACAATGAAGATAAAAACAGAAACAACTTCGTTTGCACAATTAGCAGAAACATTAGGTAGTACAGCAGGATTAAAATTAAACACAACTGCTGAAAGCTATGATAGAAGTGAAAAATTTACTGTTACAACAGCAGGAACTCTTTCATTATCATTAGCACATAATCCACTTGCCTCTAGTATAATTTCTTTTAACTTATTAACTAGAGATGGTGAATTAGCAAAAGAATTAGTTGCTGTAAAAGGTGCAACTGCAAAAGACTATACAATTACAGATTCAGATTTAACTTTAAACAGTGTTGTTGAAGTTAACTACATTGAGTCTATTGTAGCTGGTGGAGTTTATACATTTAAAGTAGCTGGTCAAAATGATGGTGTGGCTAGAAGATTAGTTTCAAATGTATTGTGTAAGAATAGAGTAGATGGTTCTTTAATAGTTGCTCAATTACATATTCCAAATGTAGTAGTTGAACAAAACATTACATTTACATTCTCAGCTACAGATGTTTCTAAATTTGAAATATCAATGGAAGTACAAGCTGATGGAACTAGAACTGATGAAGAAGGAAATCCACTTTTCTTCGAATTACGTGCATTAGCAGACCCTAAATCAATACCAACAATTACAGATTTAGCTTTAACTGCTTTAGATGATAGTATTTCAACAACATTTAGTCCAGCAACAGGTGGAACAAATGTTAAACTACAATATAAGAAATCAACAGATTTGGTTTATGTTGATGCACCAAATGTTCTAAATGCAACATCTACTGGTGCTACAATAACTGGATTAACAGATGCTACAAATTATAATGTACGTCTTTCATTTGATGTTTCAGGAACGACTTATTTCTCAAATGTTGCAACTGTAACAACACTATAATAAATTAAAAGATAATTGAATATTGAAAATATAGACATCCTTAGTGGTGTCTATTTTTGAGTATTTAATAATAAGTTAATACAAGTAAAAAAGGAGAATGATAAAATGGCAGATTTTTATGATTTTGAATCTCTATATGCACAGTTAGATAGAGATATACCAAACTATATGATAGATGTAGCAACAAAAATTCAAGCCGATATGAGAATATTTTGGTTAGAGTCGGTTTATGCAAGTATGTCAAATTATTATGATTATACAGAACTTTTATTAAATTCAGCAAGAGTTTCAGAACCTAAAAAGATTAATGGTGAATGGATAATAGAAATATATATTGATGATAAAGAAATGCATAGTAATCCAGCATGGTATAACTTAGCAGAGTTAGGCATATCAGTTGGTGATAGTGTAAGTTTATTTGAAGTAAGTGAACGTATGGCAATCATAAAACGTAGTGAAGATATTATGGATACCATGAAGGAGAAATGGTTAGATAATAAAGTTGCCCTAGATTATATTTTAAATAAGCTACGTAGCAAATATGATATTTTATAATAACAATTTAAATCACAGATTTTAAAAGAAATATTTTCATTAAATTGCAATTTATTTACAATAAGTATTGACATCATAACACGTGACGTATATAATAAAACTTGTAAAGAAGTTAAACAATAAAAATTAAAATAAAGTGTTTCATGTGTACCAAGGTATTAGAGTGTCAAGCTAATACCTTATTTTATTGTTTAGAAATATGAATAAAGGACTTTCTAATTATATTACTTACCATCTTACGTAGTGTCAAGTTACGCTTTTAAGCTTTATAACTGTACTCATCCCTTATTGGTTATTTAAAGAAATGTTCGAAAACTATTGTAGCAAGTTTAATAACTGCTAAAACAATCTTCATATTGTTGTTGTGTTTCATTATGTACCATTCACCTCCTCCCCCCCATAGGAAAAGATTTGTTTTAAGATGGTAATATAATTATAACATTACATTATGTTTAAATACAAGAAAATGTTATAATTTACAATTTTATTACAATAGTTTGATGATAATGAGTGAATTACGAAATTTAAACAAATTAATATAAATAAGTATTGACTTTAATTTTAGTTGGGAGTAATATGTAATTAAGGAAATTAATAAATTAATGGAAATTAGAAAAATAACTATCCGTTTCATGGACGGCGAATTATACATTGAAATGGTGTCTCCACACCAATTATATTTTATTGAATGTGGTGATTGTGACTAAAGGAGTAGCTACCTTTAGTCTAATTATCTAAATAAGATATAGTGGGATACGATTTGAATGTATATAGAGATATAACATTCAATAAAATATAATAAAATAAAAGGAGGTTTCATAGATTATGGAACAAAACAAAATTTTAAATAACAATGTTAATACTAGAGAAAAATATATAAAAGGAAATGTTTATATTATGGTTAATAAGGACACCCAAAATATAAAGATAGGAAAAAGTTCAAATGTAGATGAAAGACTTAAATCATTAAATGGAGCATATAAAATGCTTGGAGAAAAACCTAGAATTGAATTATTATATTCAGTAAAATGTGAAGATGATGAAAAATTAGAAAGACATCTACATAAATATTTTAAAAAATATAATACTCAAAATGAATGGTTTAATATTAATCCCAAAAATGTAATAAACTATATAAACACATTAGATATGAACGATTTTAATAAAGAAGATAATAAATGTTTCAATCTCACTAATGGAATAAAATATGTTGTAGAAAATATAAAATATGAAACATTTGTTTTAGAATTTAAACCATATAAGCAACAATTATATGTTACACCATATTATCTTATTTCTTTTTATGAAAAATACTTTGGAAAGAGTGATATGTTATCTAATATTTTAATGCTGAAAGAATGCCTAGATAAAATAAATGATAATGAAAAAGATAAATTTTATATTATAAAGAATAATGAATTTTATATATCTTGTTATTTTTGTGTTTTATATTTGAAAACATTTATTAATAAAGAAATGATAAAAGAATCTTTTATAGAGAAAATGTGTAATGATGTCATTGCAGACTTTAAAGAAGAGATATTGAAAATAAATTATTATAATAATATAGATACTCTTATAGAAGTATATTTAGATGGATATTCAATTGAAGATTATAAAAGAGCAGAAACTATATTATTACAATTATTAGGAAATTACAATACATTTCAAGAAGTTCCATTTAGCAAGTTTAAAGATGTTGGTTTAGAAAATTTGATTTATGATATTTGTGAAACTATAAAAATGAGTTCTAAATTAAATAATATAGATTGGACTGGATTTTATGATTAAAATATGTAAGACTAGAATTTTTATGTTCTAGTCTTTTTGTTTAATATTTAAATTATTTAACAGTTCATTAGATTCATTTATTAAAGATTGTAACTCTTCGTCTTCTATTGTATTAAAAAATGGATTAACAGAATATATATTTTTAATTTTCATTATAAATCCTAATAATTGTTTGTTTTTTAGTTGTTGAACAACTATAATATATAAAATTCTATAAACAAACATGAACTTAGATGCTTCTATGGAATTAGTCATGTTCTTATATCTTTCTATATCAGATGTAAGTTGGTTGGAAAAATTAGATATATCTGCATTGTATATTATATTATCAGTTATTAAAAATAAGTTATTAGAGAGTTTATTCTCCATTTCAAATCGAATTTGCATTTGTTCTAAATCAAAATCATCATCTGCAATGAGTGTGAGACTTTTTTTATTGTTATTATTAATTTTATCTATTATTTGTAAAGTATCTTCGCTTAATAATGTTTTCTTATCTTTGTTATAATTAAATAATGTTAATTGTGGCTCTATTTCAAATATATCATTAGGCGTAATATCTAATATATTACATAGTTTTTCTAGTATATCATATTTAATAGATGTAGTTTCTCCTTTGACTAGCTTTCCTAAGTTGTTTTGAGTGACACCTATTTCTTTAGATAATGAGTATACAGATATATTTCTATTATCTAAAATTTCTTGTAGTTTAATTTTCATTATAACTACCTCCTTTATCTAACTATATTATACCTCAACATATAGTATGTTTGCAAATATTTTTAAATATCTATTGACAGATACTATGTAAAGAGATATTATGTATACAAGAGGTAAGTTAATCCAACTTATCCAAATAAAAATAAGGCAATAACAAAAGTAGTTATCACCAAATCCATCGCAAGATTAATGATAACACATGTTTAAGCCTAAATCAAGGGAGATGTATTAATTATGTTACAAACGGGATTAAAAATAGAAGAAGAATTTAGAAACAATGAGGTAAACAAATGTGTCAAAGAACTACATAAAGAATACAATTTATTTTGTCAGTTTTATAAAATAGAAGAAATAGAATTTATAGGTAATTATGAATTGTTTTTATCTTGTGGGCATATAGAATGGAATATTGATAGACAAAATTTTAATTCCATAAAAGAAAATCAATTATATACTTTCTTTAGAAGATTGAAAACTGGTGATTACAGAACAATATTAGTTAACAATAAAGAAGTATTAACTAATGATAAATTTACCAAGTATTTTTACGATACTTTATTGGACAAGTTAGAAGATTCAAGTATTATCATAGGTTATGATACCTTAAAAGTCATACATAACAATGGAGAAATAAATCAATTACAAGGTTATGAAGAAATGTCATACTTTGAAATATTCACAAGACAGTTTTTAATGAATGAATGTGGTGAAGATTTTGGACTAGTAGTTAAAACTGATGTTTGGCAAAATGAATTTGAAGAAAGTCAATTTAAAGATGTTAGTGACTATTATGAAAAGTGTAAGGATATAAAATTTGCTGAGTTTATAAAAGAAAATAAATCAATGAATGGTAACGCCATAAGGGTTAATTATAAGGAAAAAGATGGACAAGTATCAAGTGAAATCTGGCAACCATTATAATTTAATTTGATTATGATTTGCTCTTAAAAGAGTATTATAATATAGATGTAGGAACAAGTTGAGGAGTAATTAACCACAACTAAAGGAGATTTATACTAACCGTCTCTGTTCCTATTTTATTAATTAGGTTGGTAAATAAATTATAATAGTGAGGTTAGTAATATG